AGCTTCTTTAGCTATTGGTATGAGTTACCAACAATCGAGTTCCGCATTAAAACCTTCAATAGATAATCTACGGGGATCAATAGAGAATCGCTTTTCAGCAGGGATACGAACTCTAGAGGCGGGTCTCCAAGGTAATACCGCAGGAGTTGCCAAACTTATTAACCAGCAGGAATTAACAGGAACTCAGTTTGCCAAGACGGCGGGGGTAATGGCAAAGTTAGAAGCAGGTTTAGGATTATCAAGAGATCAAACAAATTATTTATCAGAAAGTTTAATTGAAACAGGAGACAAGTGGAATATTAGTACTGATAAATTAGTTAATGCTTTAGATTCTATGACCGCTAGTTTGCCTATTCAAAAGATAGCAGGATGGGGGGATAAATTTGTTGGTGCTGTTGCTGAGGTTCAAGGCATATTTGGTCCTCAACTTCAATCTGATATAAATAACGTAGTTAAGATGATTACGGATACTAGTTTAGAAGGTATGAGAAAACTTTCTGTTCTTGGTATTGAAGATATAAGACAAAAAATAACTAATGCGAAAAGCCAAGAAGAAGTAACTAATCTATTTATATCCTCACTTAGGAAAGCAAATACGTCAATAGATTCCTTTGTTCAAGGAAATGCTTTTGGTGGAGGAGTAGCAGCATTAAACTATGCTGCATCAGAAACTTCCATGTCATTTAAAACTCTTTCAGACAATATCGGAAAAAGAGTTTTAGATCCTTTAGAGACAGAATTTGGAAATACTCTGGAAAATTTAAAAAATGAAATATGGGTTCCTCTTCAGGAATGGTTTACACAAACTTTCTATCCTCCTATGCTGGAGTTTGTGCGAAAAATAAGCGTAATAGGAGAAACATTAACTACTATTCTTACCGAAGAGTTGGAAGGATTAAATCTTCAGGATGTATTTAAAAGTTTAACTCTTTCTATTATTGACCTTACACTTTATTTAGTAGATACACTTCCTCCTTTTTTTTCAAAAATATCTAGTATTGTGGATTGGATAGCCGATAAGGAAGATTTTGTAGAGGATTATAGTCGAGCCAGCCAGATGGCGGCCACGATGAACCAAGCACCAGGGATCGGCGTTCTTCGCACCGATCCAGCCTCCGAAGCCCTTCGAAAGAGCATGGTTCTTGGGGATTCTTCTGATAAAAAAGTAGTACCACCTGAAGTTCTTGGGGATTCTTCTGATAAAAAAGTACCACCTGAAGTAAAAGCGGCTGCTGAGTTTAGGGGAAGGTTAGAAAATACTTTACAGAGATTGAGAACTAAGGTAACAAATATAGATACAGCAGCCCAAAATACAGCAGCGAATACGAGAGGATTGTTAGAACTTGAAGAAGATAAATTAAGAGATACTCGATCACTTTATTTAGATGAAAGTGTAAAAACTCTAGATACGGCAATAAGAAGAGTTCTTGGATTAGGTGGTGAAAACCAAATGGAAAAATTGGAATCACTAGTAGAAAGATTAATTGCAAACCAAGAAGAATCAATAGATCAAAAAAGTACAGAATCTACATCCTTAGAGATGAACGCTGCGATAAGATACTAAAATACCATATATTAGATTATGAGTAATCCATACATTGTTGACAGAGCATTACCTCAAAGATCAAGACTGATTTTTTATTTTCCAAAAAAAGAAAATCGGACTTATAAAATACTTATGCCATTCTTTGAGAATCCTAGTATCAAAGAGAGAAAAAAAGCAAGGTATAAGAAACATTCACTAATTTCAAGATCAAGTAATTTATATACTTATCATGGTGCTGACTCTAGAGAACTTAATCTCTCTTTTCAGTTTACTATTCCTCATTTGTTAGAGGAACAGTCACAATTATTAATAAACTCTTTTCTTCCAACAGGAAGCTTTGAAACTTTTAATTTTGAAAAAACTATTAGTTTTCTAGGAAGATCAGAGTTAGAAACCATGAAATCAGATGAAGAAAATAATTATATTTTAGACTTAGCTGAAAAATATAGAAATTTGGATTCTGTGAAGTATTCAGCAAAAAAAAATATAAAAGGCGTATTTGGAAATGACCCGTTACAGCCAATAGATTTAGATGAAATTAATTTAGATAGCGTTGACGTAACAAAAACTACATTTCAAGAAGGAGTTTTTCCAAACGGAAATACAAGAAGAACAACAGAAAAAAATAATTCACTACAGACAATTATGTTTTGGATTAATCTTATTAGAACAAGTGTGACTAATAATACTCAAAATCCAATATATGGTCCTCCTATTATTAGACTTTTTCACGGACCTCTTTATATGAATGTTCCTTGCATCTGCACAGATTACAGCATAGAGGTTATAGAAAATTCTGGATATGATGTTCAGACTTTAATGCCGAGGCAAATTAAAGTTAATATGACATTGGAAGAGTTTAGAGTTGGAGATTTTGGAACCTTTAATTCTGATTCTTATAATCAAATAGAAAGAGATAATCTAGCAGGTTGGGAAGCAGTTATTCAAGACGGAAACCGCACTACAGACCCCATGGCAGCTCCTGGAGGCCGCCAGCAACCTAAGTTGTCACCATACCAAAATCAACCACGATCTAATATTTACCAATATTAAAAAATACATTTTTATTATGGATTCAAAATATAATAATTTAGGACCTTACTCATATGATTCGACGATAGTGAAACATAAAGGAGTAAAAATAAGAACTATAATAGATAGTGCTAAGTATGAGGATTTAATCAAAAACGCCGATACCATTTATGAATATGATATTGCCTTTGTCCCTCCTGGATTTGAGCATAGACCAGATTTACTTTCTTATGTTTTATATAACAGTCCAAAAAATTGGTGGTTATTAATGCTTGTAAATAATATTTCTGATCCTTTTGAAGGTTTTTATGTGAATCAAAGAATTTTAGCACCTAGGCTGTGATGAAAGTAGTAACTGCAAATATTATCATTTCTACATCGGAAGATGCCATGACTAGGTTTTTTGCTACGGGAACTTCAGCAAAAAACCTAATAGAAGAGATTCAAAATAATGAGGATGTTTTATTATTTAATAATCAAGCAAATCCTAATTTTATTTCTTTTAAGCATTCATTTGGAGTAGAAAGCGATGATCAGGTAATGACTTTGCAGTTTATTGATCCTAATAATGAGTTTGAGAGAAGATTTCTAGAAAATAAAATTGAAATTTCGAATAAGAGACGATTCTTTTACATAGCATATGGACTTGGTGACAAGTTAGAATCTTGGTCAGGACCTCACAAAATGCTCTTATACGATGCAGATTTTAGTTTAGATGGTGAAAGAAAAGTAACTATAAAGTTAACTCCTCAACTTGCTAGTCTAAAACCAAGAGAGGTTTCACCTGCTGTTTTTGCTGGTATAGAAACAACTACATTGGGATTGAGTCAACCAATTAATTTTAAGAAAATAATAGGAGACGATGCAAATAAGAAAATTTATTCTCCAGTAGATTATAAGATAGAGAAAGGCGGTCAGTATTCTTTTTATAAAGACATTCAAAATAAGTTAGTAGGTGAATTATCTTCTTTTTTTGAAGAAGTTGATTTTCATTATTTAGTTTTAGATGCATTTAGAGAATATTTAAAAAGCGCACTAAATACAAATAACGTAGTATTATTATTTCCTAATTTAAATATATTATGTGCTAAATTAATAGCGCAAATGCAAGCTACATACGCTTTAGGACAACCCGTTGTTTCTTGGGGAACTAGAGAAGTAATTAGAGAAGCACTAGCACAATTAACATTATCTCTTTTTGATAATTTTGGTTTAGAAAATTACAATCCTCTTGATTATTCCGTAGATAATATGAAATCAGATTTCACTAGCGGCGGCTTTCCCGCTCCTGCCGCTGGAGAATCAGAGGATGTATACTCAATAACACAAGAATCTGAACTAGCGGAGCGGGAGGCACAGCAGGCGTATACAATAGAAAAAGCACGAAGGGCTCAAGCAAGGCAGGGTCGTAGACTAACCAAAAGACAAACAGCACAAATCACAACGGATATGGAACTTCCTTTAGAAGAAGGAGTAAATAAAGGAAGTATAAAAGAAACAGAAGAAAATATAATTATAAATACTGAGTACGCTGCTTCTTTTGCGTTGAATAATTCACAAGACCATGAATCAAGAATTAAAAAATTTATTAATGCTATCAATGGGGCTGATTACACGCAGTATCGTATTTCTTTATATGCTAAAAGTGAAACATCTCCGTATATTATAAATTTATGGAAGGAATTATCAAAAACTTCTAATATTTTTGGAGGATATAATGAGTTCGAGGAGAATGAGCCCGTTGTTGTTGTTGGGGATGAAAATATTATAAGAACTTTTTTATATAATAATAATTCTTCTAATCCAAAAAGTAAATACTCCCCATCGTACCCAATCCACCCATTAGATAGGTCTATTCTTGACACAGAAGACTATAAAAGTAAATTAAATTTTGCAGCACCATTAAAATATATTACTTCCTTTGATCCTTTTTCTACAACCTCAAAAACCCCCGAAGAATTCGCATATAGTGATTTTACAGATGAGGAAAAGTCTTATATAGCAGAAAATAATATTCCTATATTTAAGTATAATACAAAAAATTCTAATATTAAAAAATTAACATTAAAAAACAAAGGTGTTTATTTAAATCAATTAAATCTTGGATTTAGTAATATACTAGAAAGAGATGATTCTGGAATTATAGGAGGAAAGCTTGTTAATTATAATGACCCAATAGCCAGCTTCGAAGATGCTGTTCGTTTTGTCTTATTGAAAGGACATTCTAAGGATTTAGATCCAAGTGAAAAAGCCTTAATTCAAAAAGATTTAGCTAAACTCATATCTCCTGAACTTGCTTCACAATTTTCAAGTACACCAAAAAAATTAGCAGCAGCGGCGTTTAAGTTACTAAGTATATTAGAAACTGAAAACAATAAACAATATGTTCTCCTTAAACAGTTTACTCCAGGAAACTCTTTTTCTGTGTTTTTAAATATGTTAACTCAGTTATACAAACTTAGTAAACAATTATCTATAAATACGTTGCCTTTATTTCATGTTACAAAACAAGGATTTCTTAAGCAACCTTGCGTAGTTCTAGCGCAGGATGCCCCAGTTTTAGGATCTAAACTCAGTACTAGAAGTGAACTAAATACTTTTATTAGTGGGTTTTATCAAATACTAGGATTCACGCATACTATTAGCGCAACAAATGCAGAATCTAAATTCTTTTTAGTAAAACTAATCTCAGACGAAATATTATAAAATGAATCTTACAAGAATATCAAAAGCTCAAGTCACTCTAAGGTTTGATAAAAATAAAGTAGGGACTTTTGTAGCTAAAGTTGATGCTGAAAATAATAAACCTTTACCTATAAATTATGTTTCTCCTTATGGTTCGAACTCTGAAGGAGCTTTTATTGCAATTCCTGAAGTAGGAGTAGAAATATTAGTTTGTCAACCAGAAGGTAGCAGTTCGTGGTATTATTTAGGTTCTACGTTTGCACACTCAAGCAACAAGAAGCCAGGAGAAACTAGAGAAGGATCTAAGAAAACTCCTATTCAACGGGTTATTGATATTTATGAACACTCTGGATTTCCTATGAAGCAAGTATTTTTAAGTAAAAAAAATGCTGGTTTAATAATGCATGAGGATTACAGTAAAACCTTACAAAATATAAAAACTGTCCTCAAATCAACAACAAGAAAAACCATTTCTTTAATAGATACTCCTGCATTAGATTCCATAGTTATAGATTCTGGGAATAAGAGTAGAATTACTTTAACAGATACCCCCCTAGCAGGTCTCTTTGGTCCTCCTGCTCAGGCCATTCTTCTTGAGAGTAATGGACCTCAACGACTCTCATGTCAGGAGTCCAGTATAGATATCTCTGTCAATGATGGAAAAGATATAAGTATAACAAACGGATCTACAGGATTAAATGCGGGTCCTGGATCGCAACAATTTGGAAATATTAATCTCCAAAGTGATACAGGTGATATAAACTTATTTACTACAAAAGGCCCGACTCCTGTAGCATTAAACGGTCCTAGAACTGCAACTGATGGTAGAATATTTTTACAATGCTTAAACCCCAATGGAGTAAATCAAGTTATTCAATTAGAAACTAGGGGTACTGGTGGGCAATGTGTCATTCGTTTAATTTCAAGTGGTAAAATTGAACTACAATCTTTAAAGGATATAGATATAATATCTGCTGGAGGCAATATCAATATGATGGCTCCTACTGGAAGTATAAATACTCTTGCAGGAGTGTCCACAAATATCCAAGCGGGCGTTAGTGTAAATGTTGATGCTAACGCTGGCGCTGGTACAATTAATCTAAATTCTGAAACATCTATTCCTCCAATACCAATACCTACAATCCCTCCTACTAGTGAAAGTTATTATCCTATTATTGGAGTACCTACATCTACTAACGGATTAAGTCCTATTTAAGGAGTAACTATGGGCGCATTTGATTTAAAAACTTTTGGAAATGTAATAGGGGAAACGGGAACGAATCCTTTAGAAGCAGCAGGTATGGCTTTTGGATTACCAAGCTGTATGTTAAATTTAGCTAAGTCTGCTTTATCTCTAATCCCTACAAGTATTCTAGCTCCAATGCAGGAGCAAATTAATCTAGCTAAACTCAAAGCAGAGGCTGACGCTAAAGGCTTTATTAAAAGACTGATGGATATGACAGGTATTATTGAATATGATGCCGAGGATGGAACTTTAAAGTTTAAATCTTTATCTAGTAATTTCAGTTTAGGGGCTCTAGGAGATCTTGGGGGGATGCTTGGAGCTTTTAATTATGCAGCGACTCTAGGCGCTTCGCTTTATGGAATAGTTCAAGATATTACTGATCAAATTCAATCTATCCTTGATTGTCTTGATAAGTTTAATACTTTACAAAAGTTCCAATCTGGGAACTCTGCAATTGAGAAAAAAAATATAGATAATTTAGATGATTTACTAAACTCCACATATGCTGGGGAAAAGGCAAAACTCCAAGAAACAATGGATTTTGTTAATAAATGTAATATTCAAATTAGAACAATTAACGAGATTATATTAGAGAGAGAAAACGATCCTTCATTAGAACCTTGTTTCTTAGACTCCGCAGAGCTAGATCCGTTTTTATCAGGAACTTCATTTAAGAGATGCCCCTTACCAGACCCCGGAGTTCTTCCAGAAGGAGAAGTTTTTAGATTAACATATGGTCCTCCAAAAAGCACCGCTGGTCAGTATGTATTAACAAATGATGGTCTTTATTATGACTCCCAAACAGGAGGTCTAGATCCTATTTACTTAGCAATTTCTGGAATTGTTGCCCCTGGGGATACTTGGAAATATGAGTATGATCCAAATTTAGGAGGTAAGGGTGATGCTGTCTCAATTAGATCGTTGAATAAATATATTGATACTATTTTTGATACAGATCTAATAGATGATAGTAATTCTATGCAAAACTATTATAACCAAGACCACTTCCTATCAGTCTTAGTCCAACAAAGAGATAAATTAGTTTATGATTTATCATCTGAATTAACTTCATTATCGTCTGAGTATGGAGAGTCTTCTTCTATTGTAAAAAACCAAAAACAGTTAATTGTATCAGAATTAGCAAATCATAATAATAAAATAAATAGAAGAAAAAAACAGATCGAAGTTGCGATCAAGGCACCACAAGTATATGGAGATCATACTTCTCCCATCTTTAGTCCTGGTGAAGTTCCCATTAATGATTTTTCGTATTTGGAACAATATAATTTATCTGTAGAATTAGAAAAACAAAAAGCATTAATCTTCTCTCAAGCAGAAGTAAATGGAATCATTCTACCACTTAATCCAAAATACGTCCAATCTTCTCTGAAAAGTAGCACTACAAATATAGACCATTTAAATATACCAACTGTAGGAAAAGGAAGTATTATTTACACTCCGTCAGGGCTTCAGTCTGGGAAAGTTCTTTCCTTAACTGATCAGATCGTTAGCAATGATCTATTTGCAATTTTTAATTTTTTAGAAACTACGACAGTACTTCCTTCTTCTTTAGAGTTCAACACAACAAATTGTGCAACTGCAAATATGTATAATAATGGGCAACTGTTTGCTCCGTCCGTACAATCAGTTTTCGCATCAGGTTTGGGTATTCCATACTTAGAAGGGATCGTAAAAAATAAAGATTATAATCCAGCAGCAGCCTCTGGTTTGGGATCTGCCTTTAGGCTACCAGACACTCCTGAATTTAGAGATTTAATGTATTCTCCTAGTGGATTTACTATGGAGTGCTGGGTTCATGTTCCAAATATAACTGATGGGGACGAGGGATGGTTAAGTGGAACTACTTCCTCACTAACAAAAGTATTATTAGGGTGTGAGAATGTTGGTATTAAACAAGGGGTATCCTCTTTAAACTATCTTGGTGAAGAGGTCGATTTAGATTATCTTCCAAATTCAAACGAAGAACAAGCAGTAAAAGGATTTTTGTGTGGCTTTACTAGAGATAGGCGAATAACACAAGAAAATACAGGATATAGTAATTTTAATTATGATAATGATCCTGCGTCTTCTTTAAGTTTTTTCTTAGCACCTACTATCTCTAAAGATTTATCTTCGGCGTCATTTATCAATAATAGTTCCTGTCAAGATGAAGCATCTTTCTATAAGATGAAAGTGGACTTATCAGCGACACAAATAGGAAATGTGTCGTCACAATTCGTTTTGATCGACATATCTTGTGATCCCTCAAAAGACGAGATAAATATTTTTGCTGATGGAGCGTTGATTACTACTTCTAGTATCTCTTCCGTATTTGGTAATAATCCGAATATTCCAATAGGATTGCCAACATTCAAGAAGGGAAATAGTTTTGAATATACTCCTACAACTGTTGATGGGCCACAAACCGTAACTACAGGACCTAAACTAAACCCCTACTTTACTCCTTGGATTGTTGGGGGAGGATATACGGATGGAATGTACCAGTATGGGAACTTTATGGGAGGTGATCGAGGAGGAGTTGTTAGCGGGCTTCGCGGGCATATCGGAAGTTTGAAATTCTACTCTAGACCACTAAATAGTATTGAAGTAATAAAAAACTATAAAGCTCAAGAAGGCTTCTTTAAAAGTATCTTAATCTAATGGGTGTACTTACAGGAAACGCAAACGATATAACTGTCTATGGAACTATTCCAGATACTTATGTAGAATATGATTATATCAAGAAAAGAACTACTACTTATGGTTTTGCTTTTCCTCCTGGAAAGAATAACCATATTGGAGGTTATTTTAATAAAGCATCAGATATAAACCTTCTTAGGGGAGCAGTTAAGCAACTTCTCCTCACCCAACGAGGGGAGAGGCTTATGTTGCCGAATTTTGGTTGTGATTTAAGACAATACTTATTCCAACCCCTTGACGAAGATCTTTTCTTAAATATACAAGAAGAAATAACAACATCCTTTTATAACTATATAAAAGGAGTAAAAATTATAAAGTTAGGCGTATTTCCTTTTGAAATAAATAGCGGATATTACGCAAACGCTTTAAAGATTGTACTATCTTTAGCATTCGATAATTCAGAGTTAAAAGTTACAGAGGTAGAGGTAGACATTATATGAATTTTACAGGAAATATAAATTCTGATTTCTTAAAATTAGTAAATATTCCAGTTGAAAAAAGGGAGACTTTAATCAACTTTACTTCTACTGATTTTATTTCTTTAAGAGACTCGCTTATTGAGTATGCAAAAGCAGTTCATCCGTTGGATTATAACTATTTTGTAGAATCAGACTTCGGAATGATGTTAATAGAACTCGTAGCATATATGGGTTCTGTTTTAAGCATGAAGGCTGATATGTTGGCTCACGAAAACTTTTTATCTACTGCCAAAAGAAGATCTAGTGTAAAAAAATTATTAGAATTAATCGGTGTACGTTTGAGGGGTCCTATTTCGGCTGCTGCTGATGTTAAACTTGAGTTTGATGTAGAATCAGAAATGAGTGGCGATATTACTATACCTGCGGCAAGTAGAACGGTTACTACATTTTCTCCACAAGACTCATCTGTATTGAACTATACTTTATATAAAATTGTAAACGGTCTAATTGAAGAATTAGATCAAGCAAGTTCAGATATAGTTTTAAATAGTTCTGAAGGTTTAGGGGATAATAAGAATGTGTATACTAATCTTGTAATGCAAGAAGGGACTCTGGTAGAAGAGACTGGATCTTTCTTAGCAACTGAAGGAGTAAAGAGTATCATCCTCTCCCAATACCCAGTAGTAGAAGGAAGTGTTCAAGTTTATATAACTTCTAATAATTCTGATGCCAATGGCGCATATAAAGAAGTTGATAGTGTTTATTTTGCTTCTGGAGTTTCTAATAGAATATTTGAAATTCAATATAACGATGACTTTGCTGCTACAGTGGTTTTTGGCGATGGAGCTGTCGGCATTTCTCCTGAGAACTCTGCGGATTATTTCATTACTTATAGAGTAGGTGGCGGGGTTAGAGGTAATATAGCAAAAAACACAATAAACACAACTTTAGCTGCTGATGGCTATACCGGAACATTAACTAATATGTCTGTAGCGACTGGAGGGCAAGATGCAGAAACAATTGAACACGCTAAAAAATATGCTCCCTTAACTTTTAGACGACAAGATAGATTAGTTACTCTTGAAGATTATGCAGTTTTTGCAAATACATATATTAGTTCGTTTGGAACTATTGGAAAAGCCACCGCAGCTACAAGAAAAGCTTATGCCTCTGCCAATGTTATTGATGTATATATTTTAGAAAAAGCTTCTGATATCCAACTGAGAAAGGCTACTCCTGTATTTAAAACAAACTTATTAGAGGCAATAAACAAAAAAAAGATGGCTACGGATGAGATAGTTATTGTTGATGGTTTAATAAGAACATTAGATCTAGTTGTAACTATTAATATAGATTTAGAACAAAATGAAAATCAGACAAATGTTATTACAAAAGCTAGAAATGCTATTTTAGACTTCTTCAGCGTAGATAATATGGAGTTCGGTGAATCTTTAAAAATATCTGATCTAAATAGAAAAATATTTGAGATTGATGAAATTCGCTTCTCAACGATTGATAATTTGTCTCAAGACGTAAAAGTTGATTTTAATGAAATAATCCAACTTAATAACTTAACTATTAATGTTAATCTACTTAAGTAATGAAAAATAAACAGTTTACACCAGGACCAAGAAGATTTACAAAAACAAATTTTGTAAATCTTGTAGAGTTATATGAACCTGATCTTTATTCTATCGAAGATAAAAATTTGAGTGGTGTAGAACTAAATCCTTTATCAGAAATAATTAATACACACATCAAGGCAGCAGCTAATATTTCTCAAGTTCTGCCTGTGTCTGCAATATCAAATTCTTTACAACACTCTGAATTAAATAATATTTCTGGTATTGGTAAGTTTTTTATTAAACAAGCAGATCAGACAAATATTACTCCTTACTCCTTTGAGAAGAATATATTATTACCTTTAAACAGGTCTTTAGTTGATTTTAATACAAGTTCAGAATATTGTGATTATTTATCAGGAACCTTATTACCCTTAATTGTTCCTCCAACTTTAACAAATCCAGACCCTATTCAGAGTAATGCTTCTGTATTATCAGCAATCTCAGACAACCCTGATGCCAGCAGTATTCATGAAAAATTGATTGATACTTTGGGATGGTTCTACTTTCTTAATACATCAGCAGATGGCGGATTATCTTATTCTCCATCATCTTACGTCCTAGATTCCTTAGTTTCTCTTTACACAGGAAAAAATTTAGTAACTGTAGATGGGATAAAAGGATTTACAGAATACATTTGGAAAAATTATGCTACTTGCTCAGTTTTCTCTAATCTTGGATTAATTCCTTCCAACTTTGTTTCTGGAGCTAGTGATGCTATTACTGATATAGTTGATGGAACTCTTCCTATTTATACGAGCGGAACGCAACAGTTAGATAAACTAAAAACATTAATTGATGTTATTTATAGTCCTTCATATATTGATATAAAAGACTATACAGTAAAAGACGCTTTTAATGATTATATTAATTCTGATATTATTCTGGAAGATTTTATATCTAAAGGACCATTAAGAAAATTAAATACTATTTTTGGTTATGCTTTTGCTGATTTATCAGATAAGGTAGAAAATATTGATTTAATATATGATATTAGAAATGCAAAAGATGAACATTTAAAATATATTGCTCAACTTATAGGATGGAAATTAAAAACCCATTCAGCAGAAAAATGGAGGCAACAACTACGGCTTGCAGTTGATTTGTATAAAAAATCAGGAACCTTAGATGCTATCCAAACAGCGGTAAATTCCTTAATTAACAATAGTGTTTTAGATGTTTCTGGTAGGGTTCAGGAGTTATGGGAGTCATATATTCCTTTCCTTATTTGGTATTCTCTTGCTACCGAATCTCCTTTATTTAAAAACTTACAAACTTGGACGGCATCTTTGGCAAGCCAAGCAGGGATAGGAGTTTATAGCACAAATAGTTTAGAAGAAAACTTGAAAGCTGTTACAGACTCTATCTTGCTTGATTTGTTTAAGAAATATGAAAAAAACTTTAACTTTGATAATAATACCTTATTTGATCCTCCTAGATTATATGAATTAGATTCATTCGGTAATATAACAAAATTATACACAGTGGTAGGGGAGGATAATACAAAACCTTTCCACGCGCACTTAGTAAATGGACCAGGGTATGATTTGTATAGACGTTTAGCTTTACTCAATGGATTAGGGCAGGCTTGGGAAGCTTCGAAGAGTTACGGCCCCCTAGGATATGGAGTTTATGCAGCAGGGGAAGAGCCTTTTGATACAGCAAGTAGTTTATTCCTTTCTGCTACAGGAGACTTAGAGTTTGTCTTCAATTATCGAGGTAGAACGAATTATCCTATTCCTCCCTTTGAAGAAATTAAATATTATAAGGATGGATCTCTTACTCCTGATTTTATCGCAACATTAGTTGAAAAATTAAAATGCTTCCAAGTACGAGAAGCTTTTGCTGATGAAGTTGGAGATTACCTTTTAAGTTCTATAAATACAGATTCTAGTTTAGGAAGTTTAAATGAATTTTTATTACTTTTTAGTTCAATTCAACTCCCTCCTAATTTTGATGATGTAATGTTAAATACCTCAAATTATCAAAAGAATCTAATTAGTTTGTGGAATGGTAAGTCTTCGAATTTGTTTATTGAGTTTGATAATGTTGATTTTGATTTTTCAAAAGATTCTTTAGATGGTGATGGAAAATACGCA